CCGGTTCTTACTCGTTTTGATATCATCATGGCTAGGGCGAAGAAGATTTCCTCTAATCGCAAGGTGCAAGGTGGTTTTGTTACCCTTGCAGTTCTTGCTTGTCTTTATGCCTTATGGGTGTCCAAGAAGCGAAGAGTTTCGAGTCTTCCACCCCCCACTCCCATTGATGTTGAAGTTAAAGCCGTGGTTTCTAGCCTTGTTGATCAAGTTGTTTTTTCTGGGCTTTCCTCAGAGGGGAAGAAGAAGAAGAAGAGTGCTAAAGCTAAACTCGTCTGGAAGAAGGCTGGCTATAAATATAATCCCCTTACTCAGTACCCTGATGGTCGTCCTATGTCGGATAATATTATCAATACTCTCAAATCTTGGAAGTCGAATGATGATATTGATTCCCTTGACGTTCCTTGGGCGGCTAGGGCTGCTCTTCATGATTTGGCCGATTCTGGTGCAGAACCTGACTTTGATCCATATTATTATGAACCGAACGATCAGGATGACTATCCGACTTTGTCGGATGCTCGCCGAAAATTTCTCAAATCTGATGATGCTAAGAATGCTGTTCTTGAACGTGTTTCCGGTGGTTTTGGTCGTCAATTTGACGGCTATGACAGTAAGTCGGGTAGGTGGGACGACAGTGAAGATGTCCTCCGTGAAAGAAATGTCACTGTCCGAGACCTCGGTCCCGAGTTCAAGGCTGCTGTTCTTTCTACCGTCAAACCTTATGATGATTCTGAAGTTAAGGCCAAACTTGCTTCTATCGCTTCTTCAGTTCGTGAGTATGATGACTCTCACATTCGTGCTCAGGTTGTTGCATTACACGAGTCCAATCAACGTCTTGTTGACTCATTTAAGCGGTTGCGCGACGATCTTGCCTCTACTTCTTCGCCCGCTAAGCCTGAAAGTATGAAGGCTGGTCACATTCCTCATGTTTCTCCTACTCTTCGGTTTGTTACATCCAAGTCTTCTGGCACTGAGCGTTTTTCTAACTCTTTTCAAGTTGGGGATAAGATTTTTGTTCCCCAACATATTGCTGGTGGTTGTGAGAAGTTTCAACTTTCTGCCAAGAATTGGAAAACCCTCCCTGAGTATCTTTCCTATGATATTGTTCAGGGCCATTTTGATCTTGTGTGCGTTAAAGCTCATGGTGATGCTATGCCTATGCCTAAATTCCGTGCGCCCGTTCGTGGTGAGATTGTTACCTTTCACTATATTGTACCCCAGACAAAGAAAAAAGTTATTTCTATGGGGCAGATTGGTGATAAGGTCAAAATTACTCGGTCAGACGACGGAAAGTTGCAGGATCTGGACGTCTGGGAATTTTCCGGCACCACTGAAGCCGGTTCATGTGGTGGGGTTTACGTTGCTGCAGATGGTTCTTGGGTTGGATACCATGGCGTTGGCACACAGAAACAGTCTGCTAAGAATTTGTTCTATCCTTTCCATTCTTCTTCTTCCTCTATTGGCAGGATTGTGTGTAAGGGCGAGGTTCCATGCAATAGACCTCATACCCTCACTTTTCAGCCTATGCAGGCTCCAAGCTCTTTAAACTTGTAGCGGAGAGCGACGCGGTGATGTCTCTCTCTGATTTTTATTTTATTCACCCTTCTTCTAGCCCAGATATTGGTCCTAATTTCAAGACCATTGGGCGTATGCCACGGCATTTTGTTGAT